CAGGTGTGGGTGAGGGCGAGGACGTTGCCGTCGTCGAGGCGGTCGAAGCGGTGGGGGCCGAGGTGCCAGGTCCTCGAGAGGATCTGGGCTTGGGTGAGCTGCCAGGTGAGCTCCCAGCGCTGGTAGGTGACGCGGTCCTCGACGCCGAGCACCCGGGCGGTGGTGTCGTAGGTGACGGTGGGGTCATCGGGTGGGGTCCAGAGGACCCGGGCCCGGTCGGTCATGTACTTGACGGAGAGCACCTCGAGCCACGAGGCGGGGTCGAGGGCGGGCACGAGCGTGGCGGTGTGCAGCTGGGTGACGGGCCAGGCCTGCAGGCCGACGACGTAGTTGGCCCACGCCGCGGCCTGGGGGTCGTCGGTGACGCCGAGGTCGGTGCGCTTGTAGCTGCGTTCGATGCCGCCGTAGCGGTCGATGCTGGCCTGCACCCGGGCGACCTGCTGGGTGCCGCCGACGCGGGTGGCGTAGACGGCGTTGCGGATCTTGAGGTCGAGGGGCCCGGCCTCGGCCTCGACGACGATGTCGTGGGGGGCCGGGGTGATGGGGGTGGGGGTGCAGCCGACGGCGATGACCGGGGGCGGGGAGGTGAGCCAGCGGGCCCGGTTGTAGAAGCGCAGCGTGCCGGTGGCGTCGAGGTACGTGTAGCCGATCTCGTCGTCGGTGGCCCGACCGATGAGCTCCCACGCCGACTGGGCGAGGGTCGTGGCCTGCAGGGTCACGGTCGAGGCGTCGAGGACCCGGGCCCCGGGCCACCCGTAGTAGGTGCAGATGCGGGCGATTCGCTGGTCGACGGTGTCGCCGGCGCCGACGGCGGGCTGCTCCCCTCGGTCGAGGGCGACGAGGTCTTTCACGGCGTCGCTGGCGACGAGGCGGCAGCGGCGCTCGGCGGGGTGGGGGGTCCAGGGTTCGAGCCAGCTGTCGGCGGTGCCGGTGAAGCGGGTGATTTGGTGGATGGCGCCGCCGGCGTCGAGGACCTCGACGAACACGACGACGGGCACGCCGGGGACGAGGCGGCTCTGGCCCTGGTAGGTCCACGGGGAGGCCGGGTTGAGGGGGTCGTAGACCCGGTTGGGGTCGCGGAGCACGATCGTGGCGGTGGCGGCCTCGGCCCGGGCGAGGACGCCGTCGTTCTCGGTGGCGCCCAGGCGGACGCCGAGGTCGATGACGTCGCAGGACACGTCGTGCCAGAGCCGCTTGCCGGTCGAGGTGCCCCGGGTGGCGGCGCCCGGCGGGACGGGGTTCGTGGCCCTCGAGAGGACGTTGCCGGAGTCGAGGCGGTCGTTGGGGTGGGGGCCGAGGGTGAAGGGCCAGCCGGCGGTGAGCGCGACCCAGACGTAGAGGCGGATGTTGGGGCCCCAATGCGGGCTCGAGGCGCCGCCGGGGGTGCCGGGCCAGGGGGCCACGGTCAGCCGGCCCGACGGCGGACGGGCCCGTTGCGGGTCTCGTAGCGGCGGATGGCGTCGACGACGTCGCGCTGCAGCGCCGGGCTGTCGGCGGCCAGGCCCGTGTGCTGGAACGTCAGGTGGAAGTTGTTCACGGTCCCGCCGCCGCCGCCGCCGCCGTCGGCGGCGGGTGCGGTCGAGGTGGCCGTGGGGACGATGTGCCCGGAGATCCCGGCGGTGGTGGAAACGCCGACCGGGAGAGGCGTCAGCACTGGGCCCGGGGCACCGGGGACGACGGACCTGGTGCCCGCCAGTGCCCTGTCTTTCGCCTCGCTCGTAGCCCCCTTGAACAGGTTTATGAACTTGATGAGCTCTATCTCTGCTGGGTTGGTGTTGGCGTAGACCGTGGCCGTGTACACACCGCTGGCTGAGATGAGCCTCTGCTGCGTGTCTGCTATGTCCTTGTTGGCCTGGGCGTTGTTTAGGTTCACCTGGGTGTTGATGGCGGCGGGGGTGAGGCCGAGCCGGTCGATGTACGCAGTGGCAGCCTCGCGGGTGTAGCCCGTCTGGACCATCGTGTTGATCAGGGCCTGCCGGTTGGTGGCCAGTGACGCGGTGGCCAGGTCGATCGATCCGGTCTCCTGGTACTTGGCGTTGGCCAGGTCGATCGCGGCCTTCACGTTGCCCTGGATGGCGGCGTTGTTCTCGTTGACGGCGGCGGTCTGAGCGAGCGTGCTGGCCTGGTTCTGGTCGATGAGACCGCCGGCGATCGCCCGGTTCTCGTTGAGCTTGCCGAGGAGTGTGAGGCTGTTCTGGCTGTACTGGGTCTCGGCTTGGGCGGCGCCGAGGTGGGCGCCGGTGAGCGCGTCGAGCGACATCTTGTAGGCGTCGGTCTTGTCCTTCGCCGTCGACGCGGCGTCGTTGTACTTCTCCTGCGCCTCGGACATGCCGAGCGTCGAGGTGGTCGCGAACTGGGTCTTCTCGTAGAGGGCCTGGATCCGGTCGACCGCGCCTGGCTCGGTGAGGTCGATCTTCTTGGAGGCGGCGATCTCTCGCAGCTTCTGGTTCGTGGCGTCCATCTGTGCGTTGACGCCGGCGTTGGCGTCGGTCAGACCGAGGCAGGCGGCCGTGTTCTCGTCCATGCCGTTGGCGGCGAGGACAGTGGCCTGGGTGTAGGAGGAGAGCTTGCCCTCGGCCTCGGCCAGCTTCGCGTTGTACTCCTTCTGGTGGTCCTCGAGGGTGGCCAGCTTCGATCCCTGGTCGTCGAGGCTGTTCTCGACGTCATGGAACGGGATCAGCACGTCGGCGACGCCGGCGGCCACGTCACCCCAGCCGGTCTGGGCGATCGAGTGGCGCAGAGAGTCGATCTCGGTCTGCACATTGGCGCTGGCGGCGTGCATCTCGTCGAACGAGGACGTGTCGACGTCCTGGGTGAGCGACTTGAAGAGCTCGTCGGCGGCCTCGGAGGACTTGTCGAACACGGAGATCAGGGCATAGATCCCGCCGGCGATCACCAGCGCAGCCATCGCCGGTCCCATCGCAGCTAGCGCGTAGGACAGGGCCTGGGAGGACGCGGCCAGAACGCCCTGCTGGCCGGCGACGGTTAGGAACGCCTGGCCCATGTAGGTGACGGCCTCGACCACGCCGGTGGCGTAGCGGATCACGTTCCCGGCGATCATGGCGGCTTGGCCGGCGACCACCGGGGCGTAGGCGCCGGCCAGGCCGACGAGGCCGACGGTCGCCAGGAACTTGACGGCCTCGCCGTGCTCGGCGAGGAACTGGGTGGCCTTGCCGATGGCCGGGCCCATGTTGTCGCCGATGACGGTGGCCGCGGTGGACACGATCGGGATCAGGGCACCGCCGATCGCCTCCTGGAGGTTCCCGACCTGGACCTTGAGCTTGTCGAGGGGGGTGCCGGCGGCTTCGGCGGCGCCGCCGAACTCGCGTTGGAGCTCGCCGAGGATGATCTTCTGGGCGCCGAGGACGTCGCCGGCCTCGACCATCGCCGTGATCTGGGTGCGCTGCTGCTCGGTGAACGACACCCCGGAGCGGGTCAGGGCGGTGATGCCCTTGATGGGGTCGTTGAGGGCCTTGCCGAGTTGGACCGCCGAGGAGGACATGTCGGTGCCGAGGGCGGTGGACATGTCGAGGGCGGCCTGGGTGGCCTGGTCGAAGACGTCGTTGCCCTTGCCTGCCGCGTTCTGGACGTTCGTGAAGGTCAGCAGGAGGTTGGCGCCGGACTGGATGGCCTCGTCGTCGGCGCCGCTCTTGTCGGAGATGGCGCCGGCGAGGGCGGACACCTGGCTGGCGCTGGTCCACGCCGAGGCGCCCGTGGTGCGGATCACCCGTTCGGTCTCGCGGCCGATCTTGGCGGACTCCTCGGCGGCGTTGTACGCGCCGACGCCGAGGGCGACGATGCCCGCCACGCTGACGCCGGTAGCGGCGACCATCGCCTTGCCCATGCCCGACATCTTCTTGCCGAGATCGTCGGCGCTGTCGGTGGTCTCGGCGAACGCCTTCTTGGCGGCGGTGGCGTTGGCCAGGATCGTGATGGAGAGGGTCGCGGTCACCGGTCTGCCCCCTTGTCGCCCTCGCGCACGGCCCGGCCGGAGTCGACGAGGAACTGTTCGGCCGTCTCCAGCGCCCGGGTGTCACGCCCGAGCCATGACCGCCACGGGGTCCCGGTGACACAAGCCACGGCTACGGCTCGCTGGGCGACGGTCCCGGTTCGGTAGGGCCCTCGGTGGGCTGGTCCCTCCGGGTGACCTTCTCGTAGGAGTCGAGCAGGTTGACCCACTCCTCATACGGCGGCGGGTCGGCCTTGGTGCGCACGAGCGCGGCGTGGATGAGGCTGGTCTCGAGCGCCACCCGGTTGTTGGGGTACCCGCGGGCGGCCACCGCCTCGACGGCGTCGATCAGGTCCTGGACGGTGGTGGTCACCTCGATAGGCGGCTCGTCGTCCCAGGCGACCGTGAACGTCTCGCGCAGGCTGGCCACTAGGTGCTCCCCTCGACCTGGGCTACGAGGCGTTCGATGTCCCGGGTGAAGCCGGCCAGCCACATGGGCTCGGTGGCCCGGGCGGCGTCGATGGCGAAGGGTTGGGCGGCGATGTGACGGCGGGGCCAACCCCAGTGGATGGGCCCGGCGTAGGGGACCCGGGCCGAGCCGAACCGGACGATCGCCCGCCGGGCCGCCCGGCTCGCCCGGCCCGACCCGGCCAGGGCACCGGTGCGGCGCGGGGCCCGGGCGGTCGCGGCGGCCAACACGATCGAGCCGGCCTTCTGGGTGGCGTCCTTCAAGTCGTCGAGGTCGGCCTCGGCCTGGCGCATGGCGCGGATGAACGCCGCGAGCCCCTCGACCCGTACGGCCTCGTGACCGGGATCGGCGGCCATCTACTGCCCGTAGCCGCCGGTCGTGTTCGCCTGCTCGTCGTGCCCGCCCTCGGCGAGCGAGATCGCGTGCTCCGCCTGGGCCTCGTCCTCGTCGGACGGCGGGGCGACGGGCGTGGACGGTGGACCGTCCACAGTCTCCTGCTCGGCCTCCGGCTCGGGCTCGGGGCCGGTGGCAGCGGCGGCGACGGCGGGCCAGGTGAAGACGGGGTCGTCCTGGCAGGGCCACTCGAAGTCGGTGGTGAGCCGGGTGTTGACGTCGCCACCGATCTCGACGGCCCGGACCTGCACGGTGCCGGTGACCTCGAACGTGCCGACGTTGGGCTTCCAGCTGTACTCGACGACCTCGAGGTTGTGCTCGACGCTGTACTGCACGAACCCGTCCGGGGAATCGAAGTCCTGGATCGACGTGCCGGCGAGGGACCACGAGGTCTTGACGTCGGGGGCGAGCTTGTCGCCGCACAACGTTTCGACCTCGTCGCCGGTCTCGTCGTGCGACGGCGTCACGCGCACGTTCGTCTGCTGGCAGGCGAACTCGGTGCCGCCTACCCCGGCGGCCCCGCCCAGGGTGAGCGTGCCGGTCTTCAGTCTGGATTCGTTGACGGCCACGATGGCCTCCTTCAAGCGATGGCTTCGCTCCAAGCGAGCAGGTAGGCCGGGAAGTCAGATCCGGCGAGGTTGAACGAGACGAGCTGCGCGGACTCGAGCGGCAGGACCGCCTCGGCGGCGGCCACCAGCTCGTCGAGGACCGCCCACGAGTTGCGGTCCGGGCCGCTGGGCGCCGGCGCCATGGCGGCCAGCTCCCAGCGGGCACTGAACCCGCAGCCCAGGTCGAAGGTCCGCCCCGGCGGGGGCACGAGGATGCAAGGGGGGATCGCCGCCGAGGGGTCCGTGGTGGCCCTCACCTCCTGGGAGATGAGGGCCGTGACGATCTCCGCGGCCCGGTCGATGGACGAGCTCATGCCAGCACCGGGGAAGACCAGGGCGAGATGAGCCGGCGGATGTCGGGGTCGCGGCCGGGGATGAGCGCCTGGCCCATGTCGTCGGTGCCGACCACGCCGGTGGGGCTGTTGGCCCGGGCGACGAGCCGGTTGGTCCACAGCAGCACGGCCTCGGCCACCTCGGGCGGGCAGACGTCGCCGGCGTCGACCGGGATCCGGGTGGCCCGGGCCCGCACCGCGGCGGTCGCAGCGTCGAGCGACTCGACGATACGGGCGTCGTCCAGGGTGTCGCCGATGCGGGCCCAGGCCTTGTACCGGTCGAGGTCAGGCCAGGTGCTCGCCGGGATGGGGGGCCAGTCGCTCACCGGTCAGCTCTTGCCGCTCGAGGCCTTCTCGTTCGAGCCCTTCTCCGGCTCCTCGGACTTGTCGGAGTCCTTCGGGGTGGTGACCCGGCTGGAGCGGCCGGCGGCGCCGAGCGCTCCGGCGGGTGGGGTGAGCTTGACGAGGGCGGTGGGGGCGACGATGCAGTCGGCCATGTAGCCGTAGAAGGCGATGGCCACACCGAGCAGGGAGGGCTCGACGGCCTGGACCTGGCCACCGACGGTCTCGTAGAACTCGACCGCGGCGTTGTCGCCGATGATGGCGGTGCCGGCGGCGAAGTGGCCATCGACGGCGAGACGTAGCCCGGCGACGGAGCCCTGGAACATGTCGGTGGCTCCGATGTTGCCCATGGCGTTGCCGGGGGCGACGGTGGGGAACAGGGGCCGCCCGGCGGTGTCGACGAGGGCGCCGAGCTTGGCCCACACGTCGACGGACACCCAGATGGTGTTGGCCATGCGGTTGTCAGGTCCGGCGACCATGGCGGCCGCCTCGTAGATGGCGGTCAGCCAGCCCGCCGCGTCGTTGGAGTCGACGGGGACGGTCTGGGTGACGCCGGCGACGAGGTCGTCGGTGAACTGGTCGTCGGTGTCCTGCGCGTACATGGCCGCGAGGTCGGCGACGAGGATGTCGAGGATCGCCGGGTCGGTCCAGTCGCGGTCCTGGAACGACAGGTTGATCCACCCGCCGCGGGTCATCTTCGTGACGGTCTTGGGGTCGACCTTCAGGGCCTGGGTGGGCAGGGCCGTCTTCTCGACGGCCTGGTTGCCGACGTTGGTGTGCTGGCTCACGAACGGCCGTTGGAACGTCTTGCCGCCGGCGGGCAGCGGCCGGATCGTGGCCGCCTCGATCGCCGGGCGCCGCGAGGAGATGGACGTCCAGACGGGCCCCAGGATCGGGACGGGCAGCACGCCGGGGGTGTCGGCGGTGGTCATGTTGGCCCGGTAGAGCTCGAACCGGGCCCGAGCCTGCTCGTCGCGGCCGCCGGGGAAGTGCTGCGAGGAGGCGATGTAGTCGTAGAGGTACGCGCCGGCCGAGCGGTACACCTCGACCGGGTGGCTTCCACCGGGCGAGACGGGCCCGTCGTGGGAGACGGTGGGGCCGATGCCGGCCATGAGCTCCTGGTAGGAGCCCTGGGCCCGGGCGAGCTCGGCCTCGGTGGCGAGCTCGGCGTCGAGGTGGGTGAGGGCCTCGCGGCGGGTGTCGACGGCGGACTGCTCGGCGTCGGTGAGGTCGCGGTCCTCGCCGGCGGCGCGCTCGCACATATCGGTGAGCTCGCCGAAGGTGGACTCGCGCTGGTGCTTGAGCCAGTCGAGGCGTCGGGTGGAGGTAGCGGACTGGGGCATGGCGGCATCTCCCGCAGGGGTCGACGAGGTTCGTCGTCCAGCTGGGGGAGGCCACCCGGCAGCGGGTGGGGGAGGCCCGGCGAGGCCCAGGCCGGGGGAGGTCCCGCTCTAGTGCGGGGGGAGGCCGGCGGGCGGACTGTCCTGGCTGAGGGTAGCGAGCCATCCCGCCAGGGCGTCCCGCCTCGGCGCGCCGGGACCGTCCACGGTGGACGGTGGACGGTCGTCGTCGTCGAGGTGGAGGTCGTCGAGGGCGACTCGGAGGGCCTCGATGCGGGCGCTGTTGTAGGCGCCGGCGGGGACGAGGGCCACGTGGCTGATGGCCCGCACCTGCCGTCGGTGCAGGACCGGGGCGGCGAGGTCCTGGTGGTACTCGGATTCGGACAGGCCCGGCACGAACGCGATCGACATGGCCGGGGTCTGGCCGTCGCGGATCTTGTAGGCGGCGGACCGCCCGTCCTCGGTGTCGTCGAGGCGCAGCACGACGCGGAGGCCCTCGTGGTCGTCGTGCCATTCCTGGCCCCGCCCGACCCAGGCGCCCATCCCGACCCGTTCGGGGTGCTCGAGCTGGACCTTCATGCGCCGGGCCGGCCACCGGGACACGACCGGGGCGAACGCGCCCCGGTCGAAGGTCTCGTGGTAGGGGCCTGCACCGTCGTCGGCCAGGGCAATCTCGCCGTACGGGGCGGCGAGGCCGACGACGGTGCGACCGTCATTCTCCAGGTCGACGGGGGCGAACGAGCGGTAGAGCAGGGGGGGAGTGGGCATCAGGCCTCCAGTTCCCGCAGGGTGACGGGCATGGCGTCGATGAAGTCGAGGCCGGTGAGGCCGACGGCGAGCGCCGCCGATCGGGGGTCGACCCCGGACCGGACCAGCAGGCCGAAGGCCTCGGCCTTCTTCCGCAGCTCGTCGCCTTCGCTGACCGACTCGCTGAGCTCTCCCAGCGGGGCCAGGTCGATGAGGGCTCGGCCCTCGTCGCGGGTCATGAGCTGGGCGTCGTAGCCCTTCACGGCGATCGACATGCGCTCGGCGAAGTCCGGGCGCAGCACCGCCGCGGTCTGGAACCGGGTCTCGATGTCATGCGGCAGGCAGAACGCGGTGAACTGCTGTTCGGCCGGTTCGAGGTAGCCCATGACCGTCGTCGACAGGAACTGTTGGAGGACGTCGACGATGTTGCGGTAGGTGAGCGAGGGAGCGTCGAGGCCGAGGAGGGCGCCGGGGATCCCGCACGCCATGGCCAGCTTCACGTCGTTGGCCTTGCGGGTGTCGGCCAACTGGGCCTTCTCGGCGTCGCTGTCGAGCTCGTTGACCTTCACCCCGGCGGGGGTGACGAGGGCCTTGCGGAGCCGGGCGTTGATGTCGTACTTGGCCTTGAGCTCGTCGGCCTGGCCCTGGGTGAGGTCCGGGTCGGGGTGCTCGATGTGGGCGGGGGGGACGGCGCCGCCCTCGAAGTAGCGGGTGGCCCACCGTTCGGCGGCCACCGCGGCGGTGATGAGGTCGCGGTGGGTGTCGAGCAGGCCCCGGCCGACGAGCTCGCCCGGCTCGGCGTTGCGCATGACGTGGAACACGTCGCGGGCGGGGTAGCGGGTGGCGGCGATCGTGTACCAGATCGACCCGTCGGGCATCTGCTCGACGGACCACTGGCCGTTCGGGACCGGGTACATGACCTCGGGCCAGCCGTCCGGGCCGTTGTTGCCGAGCACGGCCACGTAGTTGCCCCGCAGCGCCGAGCTCCGCAGGTACTCGCGGACCCAGTCGGCGAGGGTGCGGTTCGGGCCCGGGGCCGGGTTGCGCAGGATCGGCGGTGTCTGCTCGAGGCGCACGCCGTCGCTGCCGTAGGCATCGAGCGGCATCTGCACGACCAGCGCCGTGGAGATCTCCAGGAACGCCGAGATGACGGGCAGGCCGAGCGCCTGGTCGTCGGTGACCCACAGGTCGCTGGTGTCATAGCCCGGCCAGGTCGAGAACTGGGCGTTCTGCCAACCGGCGATGGCCTGCATCTGGCCAGGGGCCTGGGTGGCCACCGCGGTGGTCGCGGGGCGGGCAGCGCGGAACAGCTCAGCCAGCATGGGTGGCCTCTCGTGCGAGATGGCCCCGCTCTGCGGCGACACCGACCGTCAGGATCCCAAGGCCTGCGACGCCGAGACCCCAGGCGAAACCGAGCCCGAGGCCCACGGCGACGGCCAGCATGACCAGACCCGCCAACTGGGCGAGCACGTGCCCCGACGGCCTGGACACCAGCGCCATGGGGCTCAGTATGCCGGTACGGTCAATCGGTGGACGCTGCACCGTCAACGGTGGGAACGCTCGACATCGGGCTCCTACGCCAGGCCGCCGACGAGGTCACCACCGTGGCCCACCTCCCGGCCATCGAGGACCGCACCAGGCGGGTCCTGCTGCAGATCGCCGGCCACCTCACCGAGCTGGCCGAGCTCCTCGACCCGGAGGCCACCCGGTGAACGGGGATGTGACCCGGCACGGCGACCCCTATCGGGTTGACCCCGCCGGTCACCGCGGGGACGACATCGGGATCCTCGAGCGCCTCTTCGAGCTGCCACGTGAGCGCCGCGATGACGACCCACGCGGCCCGCGCCCCCTCGACCGGGAGGGGCCGGGCCGGTGACGCGGTGGGACGTCTTCCCGATGTCGGCCGGCCCGTGCGCGCCCGCTCCCGATGTGCAGGGCGGTTGGCAGATCACCAGCTACTTCGGGGGCCGCGTCGATCCGATCACCGGTCAGCCCGGGAGTCACGGCGGCCAGGACCTCGCCTACTACGGGTGCCGCGGCGCCGAGCTCTACGCCCCCTCGGCCGGCACGCTCTCGCAGGGCTGGGATCCCAGCGGCGGCGGGAACTGGTCGGGCGTCACCCTCGACGACGGCTCCTACATCGGCCTCGGCCACGCCTCGTCCTTCGCGCCAGGCAACCCGTACCGCCGCGTCGGCGCCGGTGAGCTCATCGCCTACTGCGACTCGACCGGGGGCAGCACCGGCGACCACGTACACGTCGCCTACCGGCCCGCCGGCAGCTACTCGTACGCGGATCCCTACGACCTGCTGGCCGACTCCCAGCACCGCATCCAGGGAGGCGACATGCCCTTGAACGACGAGGACCTCGACAAGATCCAGAACATGGTCCAGGGCGTGGTCAACGACGCCCTCGCCCGGTTCTACACGGGCAGCCGCGCCGTCACGATCCCCGACGACCCCGGCGTCTACGAGCTCGCCTTCGACGCCGCCGGCCGGCGCGTCCGACGGTTGTGCCCAACCTGGGACGAGATCCACGCCCTGCGCTACGTCGACGCCATGGCCGAAGCCGACGGGCTCGGCACGACCCGCCACGTCACCGACCCCGCCCAGGTCGCCGCCATCCGAAAGCTCCCCGTCGTGCACCCCGCCGGCGACGAGACCGCCCGGGAGACCACCGGCCAGCCACCCGACGAGTCGTGACCAAGGGCCGAGATACCGCCGCCACCATCCTCGCCGTCGGCCTGGCCATCGCGCTCAACATCGTCGCCGGCGGTCTGGTCGCCATCGCCCTGCTCGGCGGCCCGATCATCGAGGGCGCCGACAACATCCTCGCCGGCCTCGCCGGCCTCGTCGGCGGCATCCTCGCCTCCTTCCTCGGCTTCCGCATGGGCCACCCAGTCGACGATTCATGAATCGTGGACCGTGGACCGTCCACGGTCCCGGCGCGACCGGCTCAGTAGGCGACCCAGCCGGGGCGGCGGACGACGGGGGAGCGGTCGACGGCCCACACGGCGATGACGGCGGCGACGGCGGCTTCGATGTCGATGGACGGGTTCCGCCGGCGTAGGGCCATGGTGCCGGGTTCGCCGGGCTGGGCGGCGGCGAGCTGGTCGGCGAGCATCGGGTCGGGCGGGTGGACGATGCGGCGGGCGATGACGGCCTCGTAGACGGCGAGGGCGGCGCGTTCGAGGTCGGTGTAGGTGACGGCCTCGAGCAGCTCGTCGACGTCGGACACGGCGGCGGCCGCCACCCGGGTGACGAGGGCCTCGATGGGGCCGCGCTTGAGGACGGCGAGGCGGGCCGGGCGCCAGCGGGCGACGAGCTCGGTGAGCCGCTTCTCGCACTGCAGGGTGGCGGACGGGCCGAGGAACGTCTGGAGGGCCTCGACGTGGACCCGGCCGTCGGGGCGGCGCCAGGCGGCCACGATCGACACCTGGCGCAGCTCGGGCCCGGCGTCGGCGGCGAAGCACACGCCGGTGGCGTCGTCGGGCACGGTGGCGGTCGGTTCGGTGCAGTCGTCCCAGCG